GCAGTGGAGTACGCATATCAAAGCAGTACACAGTGTTGCTGTCTGGTAACGTCAACAAGTAAAAGGCTTCGTCAGAACTGTACAAAGACTTGATAGGATTAACCTGTAAAGCTACCAAGTTCATTAAGTCATTACGAACATTCTTACTAATGTCACGCATTGGCATAGACTTTTCTTGTATAGTCCTGCCAAAGCTGCGTACACCTGTTTCTGACAAAAACAGTATATCAGTGCCTGTGTGCTGTACTGAGTCACGAGCAATACAGCCAACGCCTTCTATGGTGTCTGTAAGCGTCATAGAGGCAGGAGAGGATGCACCAGAGTACACAAGTATAGACTTCTTGCCAAAGATGATTAGAAAGCCATTGTGGGCCGCTAGAGCCGTTATCTCGTCAAAGCCTGTAGGCCACACTAGAGTAACATCTAACGAGCCTGACGCACCCCCTGTCCAAGCATGTCCGTTAAGCGTGTCAGACCAGTAGACAGTGTGCTTATCGCCTGTAACATCAGCTACCCATAGTTTTCCAAAAGCTGCTAAGACTTCGTTACCCTGTGGCGCAGTGCCTGTGCTGTGGCTGTGTCCTGACATTGTTTCCAAAACAAAAGAGCCTGACTCGTCTGTGCCTATCAGTGGCTCGTGATCTCTCTGAAACATATATACATGATTGTTCAGGGTCACTGTTTTCCAGTTGTTAGCAGTAGGCGTATATGCAGCAGGAGTTATGTCTGTTAATGTTGTAGTGCCTGAGAATACTTTATTGTTACCTGCTGACAGAACAACCTTATCGCCAGACCTGTCAATGTACTCGTACACCATCTCTATACCACGGCTGCTGCCTAATACAGCACCCCCATTAGTAGAGACAGCTTCTCGACCCTTACGCGCACCAACACGACCTAGCTGGTCAATAACACAGTTGTCTGCAATAGCAGCAAACGAAGGATCAACACCAATGGGTGAGTCCTGTGTGTTTAGACCTGCAAAGCCGGGAGCAGCTACTGTAATGTTCTGTAATTGTCGTGCCATTAAGAATACCAGATAGTTTCTTCAGGATGTTGTGACGCATCAATAGCAATAGCGTCAGACAGTGTGTTATCTGCTAGTGCAAACAATTCTGCTGCGCTAGTACCTCCAGTCTCTCCACGCTCTCTAGCGCCTAACGCAGTAGCTAGTTGTATGACAGGAGAAGGAGGAACTGCCAGAGTTTCTGCATCTTCTGTAAAGTCTGAAGTACGCAGCACTACGTTAAAGCGTAGTTGATACACAGCATCAGGCTTTGGATACACATCAACAGCGTTATCGCCATTAGCATCGACACCGTTAAAGCTGTAGAACTGTGGAGCGCCCAACGGTGGAGTCTCAATCAAAAAAGCATTGTCCATCCAGCGTGAACCACGATACTGCATAAACCAGTCTGAGGTGTCGTTAATAACGTCTAGTAGCTTCATTCTGTTTTGAGAGCCAGTTAGTACATAGTTAAACGTGTCTGTTGTAGTTGATACAGTAAGAGTAGTACGCAAAGCAGTCCAATCATAGGAGTCTTCTACGGTACGTTTAGCATCGTTGACAAACTCACCAATAAGTTTAGAGTAAGAAGTCTGACCAACAGTAGTTACTTCGTCCTCCCGCAGTCTGCGTAATACGCTATTAACAAGCTGTAAGTAAGTCATTAGAAGATGTTTCCTTGTCTGGTTTCGTAAAATTGTTCAAGCTCACTCTTAGGCTCAAACAGTTCTAACTCTAAGGAATCGCTACTGTATTCGCCTTCAAAAGGGCTTTCGTTTAAATCAATGATGTAGTTTGGTTGTTCATCGCCAAACTCTAAACGCTCTTGTGTGTCTTCTATTTGTGTTTTAAACTTAAACGTCTCGTCACCAAACAAAGAATCTGTAGTGCGCGTAGGAGACGGCAATGCTGTTCCTGATAATAACCGTAAATCAAAACTACCTAAGTTGGGGTTAAAGTTAGGTATGCTAATATCAGGCAGAGCGCCTCTGACAGCAGTGTCTGCCGCTGACAAGACATCACCTATAGGTTGTGTAACAGGCTGTAGTATTTCTTTATCAATGGCTCGCCCAACACTCTCAAGTTGATTAGCAAGCTCTGTACCTATATCTCCTATAGGCCGAACAACATCTCTGACAACATCTTCAATAACACCTAAGTCTATGTTAGTTTCAGGTAAGTCACTAAAGCCTAGTGTACCGCCTTCTCTAATGTAAGTACCAAAACCAGAAGCTAAAGCATTGTCTAGTTCTTCCCCGCCAGCTACTTGACTTACAACTTTATCTATACCAGCTCTAAAATCATCATACTGAATACCAGCGCTTTCAATAGTTTCTCTGTCTAGTCCTACTTTATCTAAGCCTTCGTTAATTAAATCTCCACCATAAAGACTAAGAATAGCGTCAGTTGGGTCGCCAGCAGCTGCGTTTAATAAAGCCATAGACTGATTATAAGTTAAAGCTTTACCACCTAGTGTTAGACCTTTACCAGCCAACGCTGCTGCTTGTGCTGCGTTTCCTGCTTGAATAGCTGCCGCATTAGATAAGCCTGCTGCGTCTGCTGCCTGCATAGCTTGTTGTCCCGCTTCTGCTGCCGCTGCTTCACTGGCGGGAGGAGTTATTACGTCTGCTAGCTGCAAGCCTGTAGAAGCTATAGATAACCAATCTCCTGCGTGTAGCGTGTCGCCTGTTACTCCTTTACCAGCAGCGATAGCTCCTTCTGAAAGACCGCCTGTCATTACAGCAGCAGCCAAACGTAAAGGCGTTGATTCCAGTAATCCTCTGCCTATGCTAGTAACGTCGAAAGACTCCTCAACTCTAGGAGTCCAACTTCCTAATCTATCCGCAGAACTATCAAAAAGCCCCTCTGTTTCGTACCAAGTGTGTGGCCCTGTTGGGTCTTGTCCACCTTGCTGCTTTACAATATCTGGGGCATACATAAGCCAGCCGTATTTGTCTACATATTGCAAAGTTCCCGACTGACCAGAGGCGTTCCATTGTTTTGCAAATGCTTCTTTATATTCTTGATCAGACAGGTTTCCTTTGTTGTTCTCGCTTTTTAAGTAAGCTAGTTGAGCATTCAAAGGAAGACTATTGTATTCTTTAGTAAACTTAGCAGGGTCTGATTTAGACAGCTCTTTTAAAGGTGTTGTCCACTCTTCCATTTTAGCAAAAACTTCTTGCTCTCTGCTGGCTTTAGCTGCTAACGCTTCAGGACTATTTAAATCTGCGTATTCAATATAATCTTTAGGATCAGTTCCTAATGGGTTGTATTTAGTAATGTCTTCGTATTGATTATATCTTGAGAACATGCCAACACGATCTGTCAATCCAGAAGGAGAAAGATTTATATAGTTTCCACCGCTTTTTTTCAAACCTTCGAGAATAGCTGGGTCTAAGTTGTTAAGTCTTTCTATCATCTCTGGCGATGGAGGAGCTACTTCAGGTTTCGGAGGAAGCGTAGAAAGATCTGGCAACTCAAGAGGCGGGGTATAGCCTGATGTAGATTTTTGACCTCGCTCAGTAACTGCTGCCCAGTCTTGATACAGCGCTCCAATTTCTGAGCTATCGTCTAAAGAACCATACAAAAAACTTGTATCTTCTTCAGGAAGCTCTGGAGCAAAGTTACCAAAGTTTACAATCATTATCGTTCTCTCTGTACGTTCTTAGTCTTTTCTACTGTACGCATAGCACCTAAGCCTAACATACCCATTAGTACACTTGTGAGTAATGAGCTATCAACAGGTGGGACAGTAAACCAGATGCCTAGTATTGGAGCTAGGATAGTAGAATAGAGTAAGGCTAGTCCACATATCCAGCCTATAGCGGGTCGCCATCCAGCCACAAATAAACTCTTGTGTGCTGCTTCAGTCTTGTTGACCTCTATCTGACCCTTAGCTAATTCTTGAGCATGCTTCTCAGCCATAGTAGCTAATTCAAAGGCGATAGCATTTTTCTTATCTTTATCTTCAATGAATTTATCTAAAAGACCTGTCACTGGCCCTATTAAACTATTTAAAATACTCATATATTATACACGCTTTAGTCTTGTTTGTCAAGCAATTTCTTACCATGCACTACTTTCTGCACAGTGTCAGACTCGTAGATGCGTATACCTAGCCACACAATCGTCAACAAAGACGCTACTGGCGGCAGCCAAGCTATCATTGTCATTAATGCTGTAGAGCCTGCTGCTATGTCTAGTACGTCTTTAGTTTGTTCATCCATTTCCTTGTCCTATGATCCAAGAGATTGTTAAGTAAAGACCAGTGGCTAATATCAGAATGCCTGTGATCTGTATAGTGTTCCAGAATACTGCCTTACGTCTGCGCTCCTGCGCGTATATGGTCTTCTCTCGCTGCTCTTTAATCTTCCTACGCAGCTCTACTAACTCCTTGTAGCCTGTTGCACCATAGGTGTACATCAGGAGTTCTCTAAGTTCTTTCTCTTGCTGTTGTATTTTCTTTTGATGAGCATATACCTGCATTGCCTCTTGCTCAACAGATTGTGACGAAACAATCTTCTTAAACAAAGGTGGGTTTTCTGCTCTACGTTGACACTCATTTAAATCACTTACAGCGCCATACCAGCGCCCTATCTGTCCTAGTGTATCCTCCACTTCACGACCAGCAGCTACCATGCGTTTAAT